GCCATTAGTCAATCCTCACAATCAATAGGTCAGTAGTAGTACGTCCCTTCAACGCCTTGCACTTCGCCTTGATGCCATCAAACCAATTCACAGTTTGATTCTTGCGAAGCTTCATCACCTCAGCCAACTGCTCCTCAGGCTTACGAAGAATCTTCTCACAGGTCACCTTGAATCCATAAATCTTGGGACCCTTCACATACAGGCTGTCCTTCACCTCAGCCTCATAGTAGCCTAGGCGGCGCTTCTTGGTGTCATACACCCAGACCATGTTGGCGCCAATGATGTCCACAGGATTCTGTGACTTGATGCCTTCATGCTCTGCCTTGAAACGAATCTTGCTGGCCAGTTTCTTCTTGTCCAAAGGCTTCTTCTTCCTGATACGGAGAGACTTCACCTTGGTCTGTTGCTGTGAGATGTTGTCCATCACAGCCGAGAACGTGTCAATAATCTTTTTGAAATTTCTTTTGCCCACATAGGCATAACCTTCCACCAGCTGTTCATCCTCACCATTATAGGCAGCATACCACTCGGCAAGACTCTTGCGAAGATGTTGCTGCACCAGCTTCAGTTGAGGACCTTTCAGGTTCTTGGTGAGAATGAACCCCACCATGTCATCTGAGGCTGGGACATCACCATCAAAGGCATCATCCATCTTGCCATCCAGTTCAGCCAACACCGAGGACACCTGAGCGCGAATCCTGTCCTGAATGTTGGGCTTGTTGCTGACCACAGCCGCCACCTTCTTTGTTGACTTCTTGTTGGCAAAGCTCATCACATAGTCACGAATTAGCTGTGAATGAGTGCTTTTCAATGGGAATCCCTGCAATGCCATGCGAGCTATGACACAGATGGAAGCTTTCACATCACCAAGATTGCGCCAAGCCTGAATGTCCTGCTTGGCAGTGGCAGGGCGCATCTCACGAAGCCATTGCTCCATGTACTTCATCAGATCCTTTTCTGAGGCACAATAGTTGTGCCAATTCAATCCACGAAGAAGTTCACTATCGTAATTCTTCACAGTACCCTCCCAGGTGGGCTCATCTGAAAACATGGAAGCCTCAGAAGCAGGAGGAAGAACCAGATGAAGATTAGGCATTGCTGTACACCTCTTGGTCAAGGAGAGTAATCTTGCTGATGCTGTCCCAACGGAACGACCGCCAAGCCTTCTTCTCTAGGTCCCAGACCGGGCAAGAATCTGGACTGTGCTTGCGATGAGACTCCTTCACTTGCTCTTGTGCTGGCAGAAGCATCTCAACCAACGTGCACTTCATGTCACGAATAGTACCATCTGCCTTGGCGAAAGTCACCGTGACCACTGAATTCCGAAGAAGGTTACGAATGCCTTCCTTTGTGATGCCATCCATTGCCATACTGCCTCCATGTGTTTAGAGTATGTATGAAATATAACAGTTTTTGTTGTGTTTGTCAAGTACCTGTTAAGTGCTGATATTTCAATCACTTAGACTTAGGAGATTTCACAATTTTGAACCAGCTGCCAGGATTCCAGTCCATATCCATGTTGGTGGTGTTTTCCACACGGGTGGCAGGTTCTGACTTGTTCACGGCATCAGCAAAGTTCTTGGTGGGAGGTATCACCACGGGCTTGGGAGGTTCTGGTTGTTTCTTCATGGACAAATTGGCGGCAATCACCAACAAGATGGCCAAAGGATCAAACACAAAAATCAACATCAAGGTCAACAATCGTATAGCTTTGTCCAATGTGGTGGCATCATCTGTACCATACACCAGTTGTGCCACGTACTTGATGGGACCCACTTCAGCTTCCAGCTTGCGTTGCCCCACGTTCAATTCTGATTTCTGTTTTTGTAATTGTTGAATTTTCTTGTTGCTTTCTGTGATGGTGGCAGTTGTAGCTGTGCGTTCACGGCGTTGGCTGTTACGAATCTGCACGGCACGTTCCACACGATTCACATCTCCCACCAGGTTGTTCACAGCAGCGTCCATTTGTTGCAACACCTGACGTGCAACTGCCACATTGTCCCGTTCCATCACAATCTGTTCATCCAACAATGTGATTTGTTCTGTGTTGGCATCCAAGCCTTGAGTGCCTTCCACATGAGCTCGGGTCAGATAACCAAAGATGCCTACACTGGTGATGAGACTCAACACTAGAATGGCTGTGATGAAATACATTTTCATCAGGATGTTGGTTTTGTTCCAGAATCGGTAGATCCAGCTGGCAGACACCAACTTGCCCACCTCCAAGGCAGCACCCATCAATCCCACGGCCACAGGGGCACCTGGAAAGATGGCAATCAAGCCGGCAATGGAGAACCATGCGGCAATGGTGCTGATGAATAATGCAGAAAATAATGTGAGAAGTATCATAGCTTAACGTGTTTTCTGTGGACCTTACATATGATCCACTCATTGTAAAATTTGTCTGGGTGCTCTAGCACACCATGGAGAAATTGAAGTTTTGCCTCCATGTAATTACACTGTCCTTTGTTACCACAAAGATGAAGGATTTCACGTTGGAAAGCATCAGGTCCATGGGTCTCAACGTCATGTAACAATTCTTTGTTACTTCCATAATAATCCCGCCAGTCAGATTCCACTCGGACTCGCTTTCGTTTTCCTTTAACAGACTTTCTTTTGGCAAAGCTAAATAATTTCTTTCCAATGTACTGTCGTCCTGTTTTTAAGTTGGTGATTCGATACACAAATCCAATGATGTTGTCAGGAACTTCAGTAAATTCTTTTTCTTCATGTAACCACATAGATGAATCCTCAATGAGACTCAACTATTTATGAAACTCCTTGACCTGAATCTTGTTGTCATTGTCAATCAAGATGGCGGTGAGATTTTCCACCCAATCTCCTGAATTCAAATAATGAATGCCAGCAATTTGTCTATCTTCTGGTTTATGAATATGACCACAGATGACCCCAGAGCAATTGTTCTGTCGTGCCAGGCTGGCAGCTCCCACTTCAAAATCTGTGATGTAGTTCACAGCCGCCTTCACGCCATTCTTGATGTCTTTGGAAATGGAGTAGTAGGGAAGACCTCGCCACGCTCTCCACTTGTTGTACCAAGTATTCAAACGAAGTGCCAGTTCATATCCACTGGCCCCAATCTTGGCAATCCATTTCCACTTAGCAACGAACACATCCAAGATGTCTCCGTGGAAGATGAAATACTTCTTACCTTCACCGAGGTCAAGGATGTAGTTTTCTTCCACTTGCAACTTCCCAAGATGCATGTGCATGAATTCATGTAGGAACTCATCGTGGTTTCCACGAATCCAGACGACAGGTATCTTTCTGGAAATGTCTAATACTTTAGATATGACTTTGGTGTGCTTTGCTCTCCAACGAACACCACGGGATAGTGCCCATCCATCCACGAAGTCACCGTTGATAATCAAAATGTCGGTATGATGTTCTTCCAGAAACTTCAAGAACTCCACTGCTTTACAATCTTCTGTTCCTAGATGAACATCAGACACAATGACGGCTTTGTAATGCTTCATATCAATCCCAATAGTTCACTTTTGCTTTTTCAAAGTGCTTGAGGTTGTTTCTGTTGAAGAAGTTCACGGTCATGTACCACATCATACCTAGATATCCCAACTTGGTGAATCGTCGTTCATCTTGACCGAAGTAATGGTCCACAATCATGAACTTCTTGGCATCATATTGTTTGCTTAGAATGTAATCTTCTGATGTTTCATATTTGTTTGGAAACCCACCAAGTTGTTCAAACTTGTCACGACGAGTCAAGAAGAATGCTCCGATGGCAAATGGAGTTTTCCTGGTCATGATTTTGTTCACAAGATTGAATTTCCAAAATAGAAATGATGCTCGAAGATGCGGGCCGTAGTTTTTGATGTTGGCTGTCACCAGATCCAAGTTGTACACCACCATCTTGTTCACTGCATCATAGATGGTGGATGGATGAAACAACCGAACATCAGCATCCAAGAACAAGATGTATGGAGTTGTTGCCAACTTGGCACCATTGTTCCTTCCTTCAGACACAGGTCCACCTTTGATGACTTCAATGTTCAACCTATCCTCGTATAGCTTTACAACATTGATAGTATTATCGGTACTATCGGCATCTGCGACAAGGATACGAGTATTTCCGATACCCATTTGTTGTGACAAAGAATCAAGTAGATGTCCAATATATTTTTCTTCATTTTTACAGGGTATGATGATGGTGACTAAGTTTTTCATTCCTCATCCTCATCCATGTCATATTCATAATCTTCATCATTTTCCAACATTTCACCACAAAAAGGACAAAATTCA